TACTTGGCTTTAGGTACGAGGAGCGCACAGACCCGTGGGAAGGTGCGTGTGGAGTCTACTCGACTGTCCTTGCGGAAGCCGCAATTCGATTCCAAGCAGAAACAATGTCAGAGACATTCCCAGCAATGGGGCCAGTCAAGACAAAGGTGCTTGGTGAGGAAACAAAAGAGAAGCTAGAAGCGGCGACACGTGTCAAGGCTGATATGAACTATCAGCTAACTGAGAACATGGTCGAGTACCGCCCAGAGCACGAACGCCTCCTTTATAGTCTAGGTCTCGCGGGTTCCGCCTTTAAGAAGGTGTACTTTGATCCGAACATGGGTCGCCAGATGGCGGTCTATATCCCAGCAGAAGATGTTATCGTGCCTTACGGCGCCTCACACATTGAGACCGCAGAGCGCGTGACTCACGTCATGCGGAAGACAAAGAATGATATTGCCAAGCTCCAAGCAAGCGGGTTCTACCGCGAAGTAGACCTCGGTGATCCACAAGTTTTCCACACAGATATCGAGAAGAAAAAGGCCGAAGAAGGCGGGTTTACCCTGACTGACGACGACCGTTATGCAGTCTATGAAGTTCATGCTGATCTGATTATTGATGGGCTGGATGAGGAAGACGGAAGCATCCAGATCGCAAAGCCTTACGTTCTGACTATTGAGTGTGGCTCTGGTGAGATTCTTGCGCTACGCCGCAACTGGAACCCTGACGACCCATTGATGCTAAAGCGTCAGCACTTCGTCCATTATGTCTATGTGCCGGGGTTTGGGTTCTACGGCCTTGGTTTGATTCACATTATTGGCGGCTATGCCCGCGCAGGCACATCGCTGATTCGTCAGTTGGTCGATGCAGGTACGCTGTCTAACTTACCGGGCGGTCTGAAGTCTCGTGGACTTCGCATCAAGGGTGACGATACGCCGATTGAGCCGGGTGAGTGGAAGGACGTTGATGTGCCATCAGGTAGCATCCGTGACAACATCATGCCACTTCCTTATAAGGAGCCGTCACAGACACTCCTCGCGTTGTTAAACCAGATCACGAACGAAGGGCGTCGTCTGGGTGCGATCAGTGACATGAACATCAGTGATATGTCCGCTAACGCTCCTGTAGGTACAACGTTGGCTTTGTTAGAGCGTACGTTGAAGCCGATGGCGGCGGTACAGGCTCGTGTTCACTTCGCGATGAAGCAAGAGTTCAAGATGCTCAAGGAGATCATGGCGGAGTATGCACCGGCTGAGTACGAGTATGAGCCAGTCAAAGGTGAAATAACTGCACGTCAGGCCGACTACGCGATGGTCGATGTGATCCCCGTCTCTGATCCGAATAGCTCAACAATGGCGCAACGCGTTGTGCAGTACCAAGCGGTACTCCAGATGGCGCAGTCTGCACCACAGATTTATGACCTGCCTCAGTTACATCGTCAGATGATCGAGGTATTAGGCGTGAAGAACGCAGATAAACTTGTTCCTACAAAGGACGACGCGAAACCGACCGATCCGGTCAGCGAGAACATGGATGCCCTTGTCGGCAAGCCGATCAAAGCATTTATCTACCAAGATCACGATGCACATATCGCGACCCACATGGCGTTTATGCAAGATCCGATGGTTGCTCAGCTTATTGGGCAGAACCCACAGGCGAAACAGATTATGGCTTCTTTGCAAGCACACATCGCAGAGCACCTTGGGTTCAACTACAGAAAACAACTGGAAGAAAAACTCGGAGTGCCCCTCCCAGCCCCGAACGAAGAACTTCCAGAAGATATCGAGGTTCAGTTGTCTCGCCTCGTTGCACAGGCAGGACAGCAACTTACACAATCTCATCAGAAAGAAGCCGCACAACGTCAGGCTCAGCAACAAGCGCAAGATCCGATGGTTCAGTTACAACAAGCTGAATTGCAGATCAAGCAGGCTGAAGTTCAACGGAAAGCGGCTAAAGATCAGATGGATGCTCAACTCAGACAAGCTGAATTGGCTCAGAAAGCCGCTAAGAACGAAGCTGACCTTGAGATTGATCGCGCAGAATTGGTGATAGACGCCAAGAAAGAGGGAGTCAAGATGAAGAATCAGAAGGAGCTTGATAACCGCAAGCTGAAAGCTGAACTTCTTAAATATGGCTCTGGAGGTAATAACCGTTAAGGAATATAAACATGGCTAAAACCGTCTTTGACGTGCTTAAAGATAAATTACAGGATCAGATTGATTCTGCGACTGAGTTCCTGAAGGCCGGAGGGCCGAAGGACTACCCTCAATACAGGGAAGCGTACGGCTTAATTCGAGGTCTAGAAGCCGCACAGCAACATATCGAAGACCTTGCGAGAGCGCATATGGAGAGTGATTTCAATGACTAACGCCGCAGAGAAAATAGAAGTAACAGACGAAGAATTTGAATTACAACTGCCTAAACCTGTTGGATACCGCCTTTTGGTGGCAATGCCTGAAGTTGAACAGACTTTTGGGGATTCTGGCATCTTAAAAGCAGACTCAACAAAGCATCAGGATTACATTACGTCCATTATTGGGTTGGTTATTGACGCAGGTGAGCAAGCCTACGCCGATAAAGAAAGATTCCCAAATGGTCCTTGGTGTAAGGTCGGTGATTATGTTGTGTTCCGTATGAATACAGGAACTCGTTTAAAGGTTAACGGAGTCGAATATCGTTTGATGAACGATGATTCTATCGAAGCCGTTGTCAATGATCCGCGTGGCATAACGCGTGCGTAAGGAAATTAAATTATGGGATTTCAAAAAGTTGAATATAACTTTCCTGATGAGGAAGGTAAAAAGCCAGACATTGAGATTGAAGGATCTAGTGCAGTCGAGATTGACTTGTCTGGAAAGCCTCAACCTGAAGCAGAGAATGAGGCGGAAGTTGAATCTGTTGAATCTAAAGGTCACGACGATGATGGTGACTATGAGATTGAAGTGGTTGACGATACGCCTAAGAAAGACAGAGGACGTAAGCCTTCCGAACCACCTGCGGATGTTACTGACGAAGAGCTTGAGGAATATTCTGAAAAAGTTCGCAAGCGCATACAGCATTTTAGTAAAGGCTATCACGACGAGCGTCGCGAAAAAGAAAAGGCATTACGTGAGCGTCAAGAGTTAGAGCGACTTGCACAGCAACTTGTTGAAGAAAACAAGAAGCTCAAGGGCACAGTTGGTAAAAACCAAACAGCATTACTAGAACAAGCAAAACGAAACGTAGATTCTGATCTGATAAATGCTAAAAAAGCATATAAAGATGCATATGAAGCTGGTGACTCAGATGCTGTTCTTGAAGCACAAGAAAAATTAACAGAAGTTAAGCTCAGAGCCGAACGCATAAACAATTTCAAATTACCAGCTTTACAGGAAGCAGAGACTCCTGTACAAAACGAAGTATCAGATACGCCCGCCCCAGCGGTTACTCCTGATGAACGTGCGATGGACTGGGCCAGCCAGAATACGTGGTTCGGATCAGATGATGAAATGACAAGTTTTGCGCTGGGGTTGCATAATAAACTTGTCAAAGAGGGCTTAGACCCTAAGAGTGATGACTACTACGAGAAAATTGATTCTCGTATGCGGCAAGTATTCCCCGACCAGTTTGAGGATTACGAGCCTGAACCAGAGGCAGAAAAGCCAAGAAGGCAGTCAAATGTGGTTGCACCCGCTACGCGGAGCACATCACCTAAGAAGGTGAAACTAACGCAAACACAGGTGAATCTTGCTAAAAGGCTTGGAGTTCCACTGGATTTATACGCCAAAAAGGTTGCAGAAGAAATGAGGAAGAATAATGGCTGAAAATCGTATTAATCGTGAGCAGACTACACGTGAAAAAACGGTCCGTAAAAAGGCATGGCAACGGCCTGAAGTATTACCTTCGCCGACTCCAGAGCCGGGTTATGAATTTCACTGGGTCCGAATCAGCACACAAGGACAGGTTGATGCCACTAACGTATCCTCAAAACTCAGAGAAGGTTGGGAGCCTGTGAAGGCTAGCGATCACCCTGAAATTACAATGGTTACAGTGGAAAATGACCGCTTTAAAGATAACGTTGTAATTGGTGGGTTGATGCTGTGTAAAGCACCCATTGAGTTGGTTGAAGAGCGTAACGAGTACTACAACGATCAGAGTACCGCGCAGATTCAGTCAGTCGATAACAACCTTATGAGAGAGAATGATCCTCGTATGCCGCTGTTTAATGAGCGCAAAACGAAGGTATCTTTTGGTAACGGAACTTAATTAGGAGACCATCATGGCTTATCCGACTGTTTCAGCCCCTTACGGGCTAAAGCCTGTCAACTTGATTGGCGGTCAGGTATATGCCGGTTCTACTCGTCAGATTCCTATTGCTTCTGGCTATGCAACTTCAATCTTTAATGGTGATGTTGTAAAGCTGTCTAGCGATGGAGTTCTGGTCAAGGAGACTGGTACTACAACTGCTACTCCAGTTGGCGTATTTATGGGCGTGTCTTACACAGACCCCGTCTTAAAGTACAAAATCTTTTCACAATACTACCCAGCGGACACTGTTGCATCTGACATTGTTGCTTATGTTGTTGACGACCCTGACGCACTGTTCAAAGTAGCAGTTGTATCTGGAACTACAGTTATTGCGGGCGTTGGCCGCACTGTTGTAGGTAACAACGTTGCATTGGTTCAGAATGCAGGCGACGCGGACACTGGTAACTCGGCTGTTGCTGTACTCAGCACATCTGCGGCTACTACTGTTAGTTTGCCAGTTCGCATTATCGACGTGGTACCTGAAACTGTCGATTCTTCCGGTAACTACACCGAAGTAATCGTTAAGTGGAACGCACCATACTTCACGTTGGCTGAAGGCACCCCGAACACAATTACGTTCGCTGGTGGTCATCAGTACATGAACCCACTTGGCGTATAAGGAGTGATGTAACATGGCAATTTCACGCGCCCAGCTACTAAAAGAACTCCTTCCCGGACTGAACGCTCTGTTCGGAATGGAGTACGCAAAATATGGTGAAGAGCATAAAGAGATTTTTGAACAAGAATCTTCTGACCGTTCTTTTGAAGAAGAAACAAAGCTGTCTGGTTTCTCTGCGGCACCTGTCAAAAACGAAGGCTCTGCCATCGAATATGACAATGCACAGGAAGCATGGACTGCACGCTACACTCACGAAACAATTGCAATGGGCTTCTCCATCACTGAAGAAGCTATTGAAGATAACTTGTATGACTCTCTGTCATCTCGTTATACGAAGGCATTGGCTCGTGCGATGGCGTACACTAAGCAGGTTAAAGCGGCTTCAGTTTTGAATAACGCTTTCGCCGCTGGCACTACTTACGGTGATGGAACGACTCTGTGTTCTACAGCGCATCCACTCGTATCTGGTGGCTCTAACTCTAACCGTCCAACAGTTGCGGCTGACCTTAACGAAACTTCTTTGGAAGCAGCAATCATCTCAATCGCAGATTGGACTGATGAGCGTGGTCTG